GCTACAGTAATATCCATTTTACCAATACCAGTAACACTAGCATAGATAGGTCCAAATAAACGTTGAACAATAACATCTTTCCCAATGCCAAAAGCGTTTCCTGTATCAGCAATGATTTGTTTTATCTGATCTGTTCCTGCATCACTAAATGCTTCTTCACTATAGAGAAATACATCAACATTTACCCAGATATAAATTGGAGTAGGACGATTAAAATTAATAGGATGAGGAAAGCCAGCACTATCGGTAACAGTGACAGAAACATTTCCATAGGTATCAATACCAGCAGCTTTAACCAGAAATATTTGATTAGCGATTTGTTGAGGATCACCACCATTGACAATAACTTCTATACTATGCGGTGGTCTACCATCACTATCTGTTACATCACTATCATTTTCATAAACTGTAAGATTTAAAATGCCTGGAACATTTTGCAATAAATTAGCATTAATACTTTCCAATGTAGCTGCACCTAAACGAAATACACCTAAATTATAACGCAGCCTAAGCTCATCATCTGTTTCTTGATTACGTCCAAAGGCGCCAGGAACAATATTATTAACGCTATTCCAACCAGTAAATGTAGATATAATTTGATTAATAGAATTAACCGATACATCAGCAGGGCCAAATGTTTCAGCAGTAAATAAACCAATTGATCCTACTGTAGTAAGTCCAATATTTGTTGATAACTGTAAAACATATGAAACGGCTTCAATACTATAAATTCTAATATTGCTAGCATCCAATGATAAACTATATCCAGAAGGCAATAAGAGATTATACAATTGTGAAGCTATATCTACAGCCGCATCGCCAGCTTGCGCAGTATACATATACAAAATATTATTGATTCTAATCCAATACTCCTGGCCCTGAATGGCATTCATAATAGTGACAGTGGAATCAATAGCGGCTTGTCTTGTGATTAATGTAGGATTATCTAGCAAAAAATTATCTTGAGTATTTTGATTTCTAACAACAGAACCTGCCGGAACAGTTGTGCCCTCAGCACCATACAAAACACACCATGCACTAGATTGCTCAGCAAACAATCTTCTCACGCCAGCAAAAGATACAGCGTGATCAAGGTTAACCCCAGTAGCAGATATTGGATACATGGCATGATAAACAGCTTCGCATAATTCCCATACAGTCGCTTCCCGTTCTGCAAATGTATCTATAAATTGACCAGTAATTGAATCTGGTCTAGTTTCAAATGTTACACCAGTATTTGTTTGAAGAGAATTAATAATAGCCAAACGTATTTCTGGCATACGCATACGTGTAAAACCAGTAGCCAAAACACCATAAGCAGATGTGTTTATTACATCAGACATTTGGCATCGCCTGTAGTTTTATTGAATCAGTTATCGGCCCCAAATCAGTCTGGCAGGTAAATTGAACACCCAAAGTGCGAGCCTTGCGATCCCAGTTAACAACAAGACTATCAATAGCCACAACATCAGGAATATCAAAAATGTGGCCCCTAAGAATAGTTTCAACAACGGCCATTCTTGGATTTTTAATAAGAATGCTTTCAAGGTATGGGACGCCATAAGTGTTGTCCAAAAACCATTCTCCAAGAAAAGATAACAAATTGATTTTGATTTGTTGAGCAACTTTGTCTGCTCCGTCGATTGGCCAGATTGCATATTTAGTTACCTGTGCTGGTGATGGATTTACAACTGGTTGTGGAGTTGCTTTCGTCCAAACCATATCATGACTTATTCTTGATAAAGCTAGATCAAGATTAGGCATCTTGTGGTGGTCCTGAAGTTTGAACTGGATCAGAACGAGTATTAGAATGCACATGAGTTTCTATTGGGAAACTATGAGCAGGAGTGCTAACTTTAACTGACTGACCTTGCAATGTTATATTTCCAGAAGCATCAATTGTTATACTGCCCTTACCATTACCTAATATAATTTGATTATCATTCGTGAGCGTAATGCTTGATTGATCGAATTTAAGAACAATATTGGTAGGATGAGCAACGGTGCCATTGTGACTAAGACCAGGGTGAGCCACACAATCAGATAAATCGAATTGCCGAGGATCATCCGGCTTTTGCATATTACCATCTAGCCATCCTTCTAATGATCTTTGTTGAAATGATAACATGACACCATCGCCAGGTTGTAATGGCATTGTAAAACTAGCTTTACCATTACCAATGGCTGGCCACACTACAGGAACCTCAACAATTTGCGGTGGATCTAATTTATCATCGTTAGACAAGGCTTTAGGAAGCGACGGCCTTACTATAGCTCGGTTCCTCGCCGCGTCGTAACTGATTATCGTGCCAGGAGCAGCAGTGTTTATATCACTAAGAGATGATTCTAATAACAACTGTAATGCTTCTACAATTTCATTAATCATGACGGTATTGGCACTCTGCCACTATCAACAGTTGATGTTTTAGTTGATTGACCTCTTGGTGCAGCACCACCTTTAGAACCAGTCGGATTTAATTTCTTAGCAGGATCAACCACTTTTAACTCTGTTTGCCAATCTCCATCAAAACTATCACCCTTATGATTTATCCAATCACATCTAAATACTCCTTGCACATCACGCGTATCCATTTGAACCCTATCACCAGGATTTAATTGTGGCATAAGTAATACTTTAACTCTCCAACCATCAAATTCTTTTAAAGGATCATTGGTCTTTTTACGTTTTGTATTACCTTCATAAGCTTTCCGTTCACGTTCAGGACTACCAATCATTCCACTATCTGCTGAGATTACAACACCTTGACGAGTTGTTACCATTCCAGTTTCAATAACTTGAAGATTTTCATTTTGAATTGACCACTCATGATTCCCAGCTTTAGTAATTTTGTCAAGTAATGTTCTAGCTGGCCCAAAGAATGAGAAGCCATTATTCCAAATACGATCTACAAGATCACTAGGAATATTTAGAGGCATTCCCATTTGTTGGGATACATCCTTAAGTATTTGTGACGATTTAACACCCTTATTATATCCAACTGATATTGTCGTATCACGTATCTCAGCGCCACCATCAGTAAGTTCAAGTTCCGTGATGATATCCGGTAAATCATATCGTGACCAAGCAACAACGACGCCTCCACTAAAGATTTGGACAGGGCCATCTTGTTGTGCATATCCAGCATACAATACACATTTTGTATCTGGTTTTTCTAACATTTGTCGCGTTGATTTTTGCAGATTATATATTTGAACTCTATTACGATTAGGATTTTTCTTAGCAGTTTTATAGATTTCAAAATTAATGCGCAAATCGTTTATCTCAACACCTTGGTTGCCTTGGCCTACCAACAAACGATATACACGATCAAACAGCAATTGCTACATTCCTATATTGATCCCATGCACCAGCATCAATTAAATCTTGCATTGTATAATAAATCAAATGATAACTGCCAGAGGTAAAACCATCTCTAGGAACAGGACCATTTCTAAATTTAGCTGATCTAACTTGTAATTCTCCTGGCGGCATATCCATGTATCTAAATTGCCAAGTTAAAGGATAATTGGCTGACACTGCTATACCATCACACAATGTTACATAAGCAACATTGCGAATAGCCATGGTCCAATATTGTCCACTCTCATTCCAATCTAATGTAACAAAAAATGGTATTTGATCAAGAACAACTTCAATTGATTGACTATTTTCATCGGCTATTTGAAATTCGTATGGCATCTAACTGACCGGTGTTGAAGAGACAATATCGGTTTCAGACCCGCGCAAAGCAGGAATGTGCCAAGCCGCGCTTCCAGCCACTCCATCTCCTGTAGTAGAAGTATTTGTTGTCTTTTGAGTTGTTCCTGTTTTACCTGTAGCAGAACCAGTAGCTTTTTCTGCTGGTAAATCTGCCTGCTTTAATGAAACCATTTTTATTTTACGCAATGTAGCATTTATTTGTAACCATTGTCCTCCTGTTTGTGGACTATTAGAACGATCAATTGTTAATGTAGTAAATGCCATATCCTCATATTTACCAAGACCAGTAACAATAGTAACCATTTGACGATTTTTATGCATTGTTCTTAATTGATCAATAGCATTAATCATTTTACTATAACATAACGGTCCAAATTCAACAGCAAATGATCCACTTTCAAATGCATTATATGCGCCTTGTAATGACAATTCTGATGATGAAGCTGATACTGCTCCTGTGATTGTAATTTCTTCCTGCATTTGAGTAATATGATCTGATATTTCACCTTGTCCTGATTCAATTGGATAAGCAGTAACTTTACTTGGCAAACTAACTTGTTCATTTATCAACACGTCTAAAAACACCATCCCTAATTGACTTTGAGTGTTGAACCCTATTAGACTGAACAAGCTCACAGATTATCGCCCCTTGATCTTTACATTTAGGACAATTATAATCACTATACCATTCTCCATGTCTAATGCATTCAATGCGTGGCGGACTCTGTCCTGGGCGCACTACTGATAATTTGGTTTTTGATATCATCTGCAAGTTTCCTGTTAGCATCTTCCATTTGAGTTCTAACTTCATCAGCAACTGTTTGTTGATCTTTAGTTTCAACATGAATATTATTGGTTGATGTATTATTAAATATCATATCACCAGCTTTGCCCATACCTGGTCCCAAATAACTCATTGAATGGAGTAATTCTCGTGGGGTTGGCAATATTTGTTGTTTTAAATGTCTAGCGATATCATTAA